AGATCTGAAACCGGCAGCCTACAACCCGAGAAAGAAACTGAAACCGGGAGATAAGGAATACGAGAAGATCAAGAACTCCATTCAGGAATTTGGATTTGCGGATCCTTTGGTTGTGAATGCCGATATGACAATTATCGGAGGACATCAGCGTTTGACAGTAGCAAAGGATCTCGGTTACACAGAGGTTCCCTGTGCAGTCGTCGACATCGATAAAACCAGAGAGAAGGCATTAAACATCGCGCTCAACAAGATCACGGGCGCATGGGATGAAAACCTACTTGCCGATCTTCTGCATGATCTTGAGGCGAGCGACTTCAACACCGCGCTCACCGGCTTCGAGCCTCCGGAGATGGAGCAGCTCTTTAACAAGGTGGCGTCGAAAGAAGTCAAAGAGGATGACTTTGATGTGGACGAGGAATTGAAGAATCCGACCTTCTCCAAGGCAGGAGACCTCTGGCATCTGGGACGTCACATCGTCTTCTGCGGGGACTCCACGGATCCTGCTTCCTACGAGAAACTGATGGACGGTGTGAAGGCAAACGTCATCGTGACGGACCCGCCTTATAACGTAAACGTGGAGGAGACAGCAGGGAAGATCCTGAATGACAACATGGCCGACGAGGACTTCTACAAGTTCCTGCTTGCTGCCTATACCTGCATGCATGACAACCTCGCCGATGACGGTTCCATCTACGTATTCCATGCAGATACGGAGGGACTGAACTTCCGTAGGGCATTTGCGGATGCAGGTTTCTACCTTTCAGGCTGCTGTATCTGGAAAAAGAATGCGCTGGTCCTGGGACGCTCTCCCTATCAGTGGCAGCATGAGCCATGCCTGTTTGGCTGGAAGAAAGGCGGCAGGCATGAGTGGTACTCGGACCGGAAGCAGACCACCATCTGGGAGTACGATCGTCCGAAAGCCTCAAAGGATCATCCGACGATGAAGCCGGTGCAACTGATGGCGTATCCAATCCGAAACTCCTCGATGACAAACGGAATTGTTCTGGATCCCTTCCTCGGATCTGGATCCACTTTGATCGCCTGTGAGCAGACCGACCGGATTTGTCGAGGCATTGAGCTGGATCCCAAGTTTGTGGATGTCATCGTAAAGCGCTACGTCGAACAGGTCGGAAACTCCGATGATGCGTATGTACTTCGTGACGGCCAGAAGCTCACGTTCGATGAAGCGATTGCGGCGATGCCGAAGGAGGAGAGCGCATAAGCAGGTACACATCTGCCAAAAGCTCTGCCTGATCTTTGTTCATAATTCCTGCCAGTATGAGTTGCTATTCCGGTGCTCCTGAGTGATGTATGTACTACCAAAAGAAAAGGAGGCACACGCCATGAAAGCAAACTACAACCTGGCAGGAACTAAGAGAAAAGAGCTGGTACAAGCAATCGCAGAGATCACCGGAGAGAAAGCCGACTACATGCGGATGCCGACCTGCGCCTACGAGATCGGAAACATCACGGTCGACAAGGACGGCGGGGTAAGCTGCAGCGATGAGGAGAAGATGCAGATGGTGATGAAAGCATTGAACGAGAAGGGATTCACCGCTAAGGAAGATGCCGAGACCAAGCAACCCGAGCAGGCGGAGACCACAGAGCCGGAACACACCACCGAGGAAGAGAAGGAAACAGCCGAGGATGAGCAGGAACCGGCGCTGACGATCAGCCTTCCGCTTGCATCCGCAAACGTCGGAATCTTGAGAAACCTGATCAGCGCAAAGGAGAGCCTCATCAAGAAGGCGCTCGGAATCACCGACACCCGGATCAACATCACGGATGAGAAGATCGAGTTCCCCTGGTTCGACCGGGAGCTGACGCCGGAAGAGACAAACGCCTACATGCTTTTTCTCACCCAGCTTTGCAAGCTCTCGAAGGAGCTGAAGCACGCAAGCAGCAAGCCGGTAGAGACAGACAATGAAAAGTACGCCTTCCGCACCTGGCTTCTTCGGATGGGCTTCATTGGACCGGACTTCAAGGCAGCTCGGAAGATCCTATTGAAGAACCTCTCCGGAAGCTCCGCCTTCCGAAACGGCGCTTCAACAAAGGAGGTGGAAGCATGAAGCTAATCAGACCAGAGGAGTTTGAAGAACTCCGCAAGATCTATCCGAACGGCACCCGTGTGGAGCTGCTTCAGATGGATGATATCCAGGCACCGCCAATCGGCACAAAAGGAATCGTCTATGGCGTCGATGACACGGGATCCTTGCTCGTCCACTGGAATAACGGTTCAGGACTAAGCGTGATCTACGGCGAGGACATCGTGCGGAAGGTGGTGGACTGATATGGATGAGAAGATCAGGCAACAGATTATTGCGATTCGAGACAGCGGCCTTACGAACATGTTCGACCTGCCCTACGTGCAGTGCCTCGCCTTCGACCGGAACTACTACGATCTGGTGCTCTTTATTGAGGAGCACCGGGACGAATACGTCCACTTTATTCTCCATGGAGATGTCAGATAAGCACAGGATTTTCGGTACATCTTTGTGCAGGTTATGAGGCTTATTTCCTTGCTATATATCGCCTGCAGAGTGATATATGTACATGCCAAAAGGAAAAGGCAAACAAGCAAAAAGCAAGGAGGACAAAGCCATGACGAACATTTTTGAAGAAACCTACAACACCATCGCAGAAGCAAAGAAAGCCTACAAGGAAGCCACCACTGCAGAGGGCAGGGATGCCGCAAGAGAAGCCACGAAGGCAGCCGAGGATCGGATCATTGAGATGGGCGACATTGCCTGCAAGGTTTGGAGAGCCTACCGGAATTCCAGAGACAACGAGAACGAGATCCTCGACTTCGACGACATCATCTGGGATCGGGATGTGGAAGCCATCACCACCTGCATGAAGGAGAACGGCATCAAGGCCTTCACCTACTCCTGCCGGGCAACGGACGCGGTCGAGACGCTTTGGCTTTTTAAAGAGGCCGGCTGCACGATCGGCGAGATGGTCGAGGTCAACCTCCGGAAGGACTTTTTCGGAAAAGGCTACGAGAAGGGCCACGCCTTCAGGATTGCCATGGACTAAAAAACCAAGGGAGGAAGCCCCGCAAAAGGGGCCTCTTCCTCGTACAAAATACACAGTTTCCGGGGCGGATCTTTGTAACACATATCCGGCTGATCTCCTTGCTATATAAGCCTTGCAGAGTGATATATGTACATGCCAAAGGAAAAGGCAAACAAGAACAAAACAAGGAGGAAAAAACCATGTGGAACAAAGGAAGCATCAAGATCGAGAACCAGACATTCACCTACAGCGCGAAGGTTTACGGAGAGCCGAGCGAGGATTACGGGATTGAAGGTGGCAGGATCAGCAAGCTTGAGATTCGCCTCGGAGACTTCCCGGTCGCAAGATACGACAGAGGATGGGACATCGAGCCGGAGACGGAAAACGCACAGCTTGCGCTCCTTGCCATCCTGCAAAACTTCAACTGAAAAGAAAACGCTGAATTGAAAGCAACTTCCGGGAGGAGAGCCACACGGCTCTTTCTCTCGTTCGCATATACCGCATTACACATACACCACATGGGACAGGATCGCTTCGGCGGTCCTTTTTTGATGGACAGAAAGGAGGTGTTCCCTATGGCAACCAGAGGAAGAAAGCCAACTCCGACCGCAATCAAGGAGCTGGAAGGAAATCCCGGGAAAAGAAAACTGAATGAGAATGAGCCAAAGCCAGAGCGGAAAGCACCTGCCTGTCCGAAGTGGCTCGATAAGGATGCCAGAAAGGAATGGCACAGGCTGGCAAAGAAGATGGAAGCCATCGGTGTCCTCACCGAAGTCGATATGGCTGCCTTTGCTGCATACTGCCAGTCTTACGCAAGATGGAAGGAAGCTGAGGAGTTTATCACAGAGCACGGCACTCTTGTCCGGACACCTTCTGGCTACTGGCAACAGGTCCCGCAGGTCTCCATCGCGCAGACCTACATGAAGCAGATGGGAAAGTTCGCGACCGAGTTCGGTCTGACTCCGGCATCCCGTTCCCGCCTGATCGCAGATGCCGGGAAGCCAACGCCAGGAGATGAGATGGAGGAGCTGTTGGGAGGTGATCCGTAATGGAGAAACGTCCCAATGATATGCCAAAGCTGACCGATTACCAGCCGACAAAATTCATGCTTCCAACATCTCACTATGACAAGGTCAAAGCAGACCGGGCGGTGAAGTTCATCGAGATGCTCCGGCATACCAAAGGCAAGTGGGCCGGAAAACGCTTCTGGCTCCTCCCTTGGCAGGAGCAGATCGTCCGAGACTTAGTC